AAAAAAAGAATAAGTTCTAAAAAAGATTTTAATATTTTTCATCAGACATTAGATGCTCAAATTGATAGTCTTAATAAAAACATTGACAAAAAGAATGATCAAATTGATATAGGCAAAAAAATAATAAAGTTCTTAAAAGATTTCAAATATAAAACAGATGAAAAGAAAATGATAAATGCGGAGCAAGAATTTTTTAATATATTATCGGAGGCAAATAGTGGCACGAGCACAACGAGATAAAAAAATTTATTGTAAAGAATGCCAGTTTTATATTCCATTTAGTCAGGAAATAATTCAAATTGGCAAAGAAAGTGAAGATGGTCGGGATATATGCGGGTATTCAATATCTTCCGAAAAAAATCATATAGGCAATGAAAGTATAATTACTCAGGGAGATTTAGTTTACTGCGAAGAGTGTGGAAGTGTTTTAAAGGATGATAGGCAACCTATTTATCGCAAATGTAAGGCAGTAAATAGAAAGAAAAATTGTAAAAACTTCTTACAGATTACTAAATTACAGCTCTTGAAAAATGACATAAAAAGGATTATAATTAAACTCAAGAATATGTTAAATTCATTTAATATAACTAAAAATTATTTATTACTTTTCTGGCTTCTTTTCAATATAATCTTTTTATCGCATTATAATATTTATAAAATTATTGACACAAAGACATTGATTTACTATTCTTTGATTATGATTTTTGCTATTGGAATGTCAATGAAAAAATAAGTCAGAAGTAAACGGGAGGTTCTAATGCCAGTAACAGCTAATGATTTTAATCGTATAATCGCTTCTGCAACTCAAGATATTTTAAATCGAGAAAGAATTGATATGTTTGGTTTTTATCCTTTAGGTCAAACAAATATAGACAGCCTTAATCCAATTGATTCGGTTACAATGATCGAAGATATGCAGAAGTTATGGCTAAACAATCCTTTAGCTTATCGATTTACAGAAACTTTTAATGACTTTGTAACTGGAGATGATTTCCAATATTCTGCAGAAGATGAGGAAGTTCAAAAAATACTTGATAATTATTGGAAGCACCCTATTAATAACTGGGAAACTAATTATCAAATGAGAATTAAGACGCTATCCCTTATGGGTGAAATGATTTTATGGCCAGAAGTTACACAGTTTGCCGGAAAAGTTAAAATGACTAATCTATATCCCGGTCATATTCAAAAATTATATAAAGAACGTGGAACAGATGAGGGAGTAACTGCAATAAAATTCAATCATATAGATAAACCATTAAAGGTTATTGAATGGGTTGAGTCTCCAGTAGGCGGTCAATATGTTGGAGATATATTTTATTTTCCAATCAATAAAACTGCTTTTCAAACTCGTGGTCTAAGTGATATGTATTTCTGGCGTGATTGGTTAAAACTTTATGATAAAAATCTTTATGCAAATGCTAAAAGGTCAGGATTGTTATTATCATTTATATGGGACATAACTATTCAGGGCGGAGATTTTGGCGACTTAAAAAGAAAAGAGCAGCAAATTGCACAGAATCCTCCTCGGCCAGGTTCGACCAGAGTTCACAATGAAAAAGAAACTTGGAAAGCCGAAGCACCTAATCTTAATGGCTCTGATATAAAAGAATTAAATAATCTTATTAAGAGCCAAGTTATCGCCGGATCTGGAATGCCTGAATGGTATTATGGTATAGGTGAGCAAACCAATTTGGCTACTGCAAAAGTAATGTCAATTCCTTTTTTTAAGAATGTGAAAGCTCGAAAAAATTATGTTAAAAATATTTTTAATGAACAGTTTAAATATGTATTATGGCAGGCTGTACAAAAAGGAATGTTGTCTTCTGAGATCGATCAAAAATTTACAATATCAGTAAGTGAACCTGATCCGGATAAGGCTTCAGATTTAGCAGAAGCATTAGAAAGATTTTCTAAGTCAGTTATGACATTGCAGGCTGCTGGTTTAGTTGAAAATGAGGAAGCGAAACAAATATTAAACTTAATCACAAGTCAGCTTGGTGTTGAGATTGATGTTACTGAAGATGAAACACTGAATGAAAAGACAATGGCTGCAGCTCATAAATTTCTTACTGCATATAATCAAAAAACAAAAAATAAAAGAAAATGAAAATTTTATGTTTATTATTTGGACATAAGTGGGAATATAGGAATATTCCACTCATTAATTCAAAAACTTGTAAAAGATGCGGCAAACATCAAATGAGATATATAACAGAAGATTTTCTTATTAAGGGCTTTAAGTGGAGGACAAAAAAAAATGCCTGAGATTAAACAGCAAGCAGATATTTATCTTATCAATTATTTTTGTGATGAGTGCAAAAAAGGACATTTGATTTTTACCCAAAAAAGGAGAGAGGCTGCTATAAAGAGAGGCGTATTTTATTATATACATAAGTGTAATCATTGTGGAATAATAAAAGAGTTCGAAAATAAAATGTATCCAAGAACACATTTTGAAGCTCAATTGCCTTTAGATGTAACTAAAATATCTAAAAAGAATGCTAAATCTAAAAAGAAAGATAACAAGGTTACTGGCAGCTAATCCGGCACTTGCTCGGCAGGTTCGAGCGTATCTTGACCGCCGGGAAAAAATTTCAGCAAAAGAATGGCGCACAAAAGTATTACCTACACTTAAAAGTGTTGAAAATGATATCTTAACCCGGATAAGAACATACAGTTTATCAGATTGGCAATTATCTAATTTAAACAATATTTTAGGCCAAGTTCAAGGCATTATTAATTCATTTGCCCCTACTTATACAGATTCAGTTTTAGCTAGTCAAGATGCATTAATTGATTTTAGTGTTGCTTCAATGAATAAAGAAATAGCTACAATTGGATTGACGGCTCCTTTAAATCCAGTTTTAACAGAAGATATACTGGCAATTTTGGAACCTCTTACAACTGTATTTACTAATGTTTTTTCGGTTGATTTATCTAAAATAGTAAAAGCCGAAATAACAACTGGACTTGTAAATGGCGAAGGAACAATGGTGGTAGCTAAAAGAATACGTGATAATTTTGGTAACACATCTGAAAGAATTAAATTTTTAAATAAACAGAAGGCTACATTGCAGCAAGATTTTGATGCAGGCAGAATTAGTAAAACACAATATGAAAAAAAACTTACTAAAATTAATAAGCAACTTGAAAAGGGATCAATGATGTCTTTTGCCCGGGCGCAGAGAATTGCAATGACTGAAATGAATAGAGCAGCCAGTTTTTCAAGACAATTAAGAACAAAAGAAATAGCAGCGGTAAATCCTCAAGCTAAAAGAATATGGATTAATTTACATAAACCGGGAGCCAGAGGTGCTCATATATCCGTAGAAAACACCACAAAGGCAAAACCAATAGGATTAAATGAGCAATTTTCAGTTAATGGAAATCCGGCAGATTATCCTCTTGATCCGGCTCTCCCTGTTGGAGAGGTTGTTAATTGTGGCTGTACAACTGTTATAGTTAATCCAAAAGATTTTTCTGATTTAGGTACATTATCAAAAGAAAACATAACTCCAAAAAGGATATTGGATGAAACCTAAAAGCATTATTACAGTAAATAAAGAAACATTGCCTATAGTAATTAAATTTCACGAGAAAGAATATATTATTAAATCAACTTCAAAAAACAGTCTCCATATGGGAAAGACTGAAAAAACAGATAAGAAACTAGTAGAGATTGATTTATATGGTCTTCAGGAACCAAATGAAGTTTGAAAGAAAAATTGTAAAAACTTGAAATTCAGAGAAATATCGAGTATAATATTATTAGTATCGAAAACAATTACCGTTTGGGAATGTAAGTAGAGAAATCAAAAAATTTCGTGAGCCAAGGCTATTAGCCATTGAGCGAAAGTCAGTAGCCAGCGAGGGCGGATAATATATGCCAATGCCGAAACCTCAAGCTGGCCAATCCAAAGAAGATTTTATTCAAAGTTTTATGTCTAATCCCGCTATGATAGCGGAATATCCAGATAATAAACAAAGGTTAGCAATTGCTAATTCTCAATATAAAGTAAAAGCCATAATTGGATTTACTACTACAGACGCAGAGCATAGGCATAATTTTTCAGTTGATGAAAATGGCAATGGTGCTACAACTACAACTCTTCCTCTTGAATATGCATCTCACGTACACAAAATTGAAAACAATAAAGTTTTACCTTCAGGCGAACCATCTCATAATCACGAAATAGAAACTGCTGCCACTGCTAACACAGAATCAGAATTAGAGAAAGAGGAACTTATGTCAGGAGAGCGGACTAAAATGACTGCTGCTTTTGGCACTCCAAAGAGAGGCGGTAAAGAGTGGGAAATTGTTTTGATGAGTGAAGGCGTCGCTAATACTCTTACCGGAACATTTGTATTACCTAAAGAAGTTATGAAGGCTTCTTTACAGATTTTTGAGGGCATAGGAGTTTATGCTCATCAATTTGGTATTAACAGGAATGGCATTCCTGATTTTAATCATAGACCAAATGGCATGGAAAATCCTAATCAATTAATTATGAATAAGATTGGTTGGGTAGAAAAAATAAGGTTGGATACTGCTGGTATACGAAGTCGAATTATGGGGACTTTTCACTGTATCAATTCCAGTGTCCGAGACATGTTAATTAATGTTTGGAATGAAGATAAATCAAAAATGCCGGAATTCTCGATTGATGCTGAAACTATTGGCGACAAAGTCGGGAATGCTATTCACATAAAAGCGTTTAAGAAAGCTCATTCACTTGATATGGTCACCAAAGGTGCCTTTGATGGTGCGGGCTTTGAGCGTTTAGTTGCTACAAATAAATTTAACATCGGGAGGTTACAGATGGATGAATTAATCAAACAAATACTAGCTAATATTAAAGCAGGTAAAATGCAACTCGAAGGGAGCGAAGGTAAATCTGATGAAGAAGTTACTAAGCTCATAAAAGCATCTTTAGGTCTTGAAAAAGAAGAAGATGCAAAATTACAGGAGATGATTAAAGCTGCGATCACTCCTAATATGCTGGCTTCAATTATGAAGTTATCAGGTATTGAAGAAATGAAAGCTGCCTTAACTAAACTTATTGAAGGCGAAAAAACCAAAATGAAAGCTGCTGATCCAGATCCGGATCCGGAACCAGAACCAGAACCAGAGCCAGAACCAGAGCCAGAACCTGCAGAACCTACAGCAATGAAGGCTGCTGCTGATCGTATTGCTGCTCTTGAAAGAACAGTTAAAATTCAGGCATCCGAAAGTATGGTTGAACGGGTTCTTGCCAGTGAAAATACACTGGGAGATATCAGCAAAGATAGAATTAGGAATCAATTTGTAGGTCGTATTGCAAAAGAAAGCGAAATTACTGATGCTCTTAAAACCGAAAAAGAATACCTCGACCGCATTATTGCTTCTCACGGACAGAAGCAGAGTGACGGTCGTACTATGATTGTAGTCGGCGATACTCCAATTGATAAGAAAACAAAAGCTCTGGAAATGTTTATTAATCCTAAAATGGATAATCCTGAGTATAACAAAGAAGATGCAGAATCTTATAAGATGTCAGCTTCTGAAAGGTTTATTGACCTTAAAGATGCGGTACTTTCTTTTTCAGGTCAAGCAAGATTTGATAATGCAAGACCCGAAATTACAATGAAAGCTGCTGCCTCTACTGCCAGTTTTCCAACTGTCTTTCAGGATGTAATGAATAAACAGATCCGGAAACAGTATGAAATTGCAATGGTCAATGATCGCCTTGGCAAACTTATTGAGGAAATTTCTGTAGAAACCCTTGATACTCAGCACATCTATGATATTGGTTCTTTTGGATTATTGTCAGATGTAGCAGAAGGCGGAACTTATCAAGAGCTAAGCAATCCTGCAGATGTTAAAGCAACCTACACCCTGAAAAAAACAGGGGACATCTTCAAAATAACTGAAGAAATGTTCTTCACTTCTGGTCCTAAAGTAACTCAGCTGATTAGACTTTTCCCCAGGAAAATGGCTAACTCTGCAAAAGCTACAAGGAATAAGTTCATTGCTGACCTTATTACTGGTTGTAATGGTTCTACTGTAAATGCTCAAAATATTTATGATAGTACTCCCCTTTATACTTCAGCACACGGTAATTTAACCACAAGTGCATTAAGTTATACATCTTTTTATACTGGCTATACTGCCATGGGTAATCAGACTGTATTGTCCTCTGGTCTGCCTGCAGAAATTGAAGCTCGCTGGCTGTTAGTTCCCCACGAACTAAAACCAAGTGCTTTGAATATTGTAGATGCTCCAGAGTATCCAGTAACCACTAATGGCGGTGACGTCATTAAGAATCCCTATTCTGGATTAGGCGTACAGGTTATTTCCCTTCCCAATTATTACTTATGCTCTGATACCAATAACTGGTATATCATAGGTAATAAGAATAACTATCCAACACTCCAAATGGGTTTCTTTCAAAACAAAAGAACTCCGGAAATCTTTTTGCAGAACCAACCAACTGTTGGTGATGTATTTGCTTCCGACCAGTGGACTTATAAAGTCAAATGGCGTTGGGGTGGATGTATAACTGATTATCGTACATTCTACGGCGGAATCGTAGCAGGTAATTAATCATATAAAACTTCTATAATTTGTTTAGCCGGGGGAGCAATCCCTCGGCTTAAACAATAGAATAAATTATGGGACTAACTTTAACGCAACTTTTAGATGAAGCTAATGAGAATCTTCAGTTCGATGATACTATAATCTTAACAACTACAGAAAGAGAAAATGCTTGCAAAAAAGCAGTTCAAGAATATTCAAGAATAAGACCTTTTTATATTTTAGAATCTTACACCGGAGTTGGTGGTGATGCGCCTTTTTATAATTTGCCTACTGCTTGGGATGAGGGGTTTTCTGTTATAGCTGAAATCGAATATCCGGTGAATCGAGTACCAAAGGAAATTATTAGGCAAAGATATTGGCATATTGACTTACGCCCTACAGGTAAACAGCTTAGATTTGGCACAGTGAACCCGGCAACCGGAGAAACTTTTTATATTAAATTTACTGGCAGGCATTCTTTTCAGAGTTCAGGAGCTAGTAATATTGATGAAGCTGATTTGGTTGGATTATCTTATTTGGCTACAAGTGTTATGTGTCAAATGTTATCAACTTATTATGCACAAAAAGCGAACGCAAATTTACCTAATGTAGACATAGTTGAGTACAAAGATAGGGTAGCGGAATTTCAAACAAAATCAAATAGTTGGAAGAAAAAATATCATCAAACAATTAAACCCGATTTAACCAGTACTTGGGATAATATTCCTTTTGTAGATTGGTCATACTGGAATAGGACTGATCAATAATGACTGTTAAGTTTAAGTGGAATATTCCAGACATTCCCTTATTTGATTCCAAACAAGCTCAAGCTTTATTCAATAAAGAAGCAACTCGTAGTCTTAATATAATGGTTGAGGTAGCAAGAACAAATATTGTTTTTGCTGCTCCAGTTGGTCATACAGGAAGATTACGACAAATTGGGACATCTGTGGCTAATAATGTCGGCAGAGTGTTTCCTACTGTTAATTATGCCCCTGTAATTGAAGCTGGAAGGCGGGCAGGGAAATTCCCCCCAACCACACCATTGATCCAATGGATTAGGTTAAGCAAAAAAGGACAAAGATATCTTGCTAATTTAAAAAGACGTTATCCGAGAATAACAGTTAGGCAAGCAGCATTTTTACTTGGCCGTTCTATGAAAAGAAGAAAACGAAAAGCTAATCCATTCTTTAGTAGAGGTATTAAGAGATCGCAAAAAAGATTACGACTTGAAGCAGGTATTTTAAATAGACGCTTGGCAGTAGGACTTATGACATGAGTTTAGCAACTATTCGATCCGGTATTAAGTCTAAATTAGAAACATTAACTGATATTAATAATGTCCTTGACTATGTAGTATGGACAGATGATTGGCAGACTATTTATTCGTTATTTAGAAAAAATGGGCGGGTTGATACTTGGATGATTTCTTTACAAAATACTCCTCAGCATCAAGTCAATGCAGAAGATAAAAATATAACTTGGTTATTCAATATTACAGGTTATTATTCTATTCAAACTACTGCAGAATCCAGTAAACAATTTGAGACAAATATTGAAACTATTTTGAATGGATTTGGTGCCTCAAAAAATCCTCTTGGTTTGCCCGGAGTGACATTGCCTCAAGCTCCATTACTTACAACTGTTGCTAATACTGTTTACGTACAGAACCCTGCTCATACTGCAGTTATACAAATGGGCTTTAATGAAATAGTCAATCAGACTTTAACGTGTGGTGCCTAATGTTTAGCGTAAGAATGTTAAAAGATAAAGGCAAAGGCAAACGATGTCTAATTATAGGCGGGGGAATGTCTGTAAGTAGATTTGATTTTAGTCAATTGCCAAAAGATATGATTATTTTTTGTATTAATGATGCAAAGCCAAAAGATGTAATAATTGATTATTTAGTATACCGAGATTGCTGTTTTATTGATCCTTTAAAAGAGATGAGTGCCAAAGGTGAATTGCTTCAAGTTAAAAATATAATTTGTTTTCGAAGTACTTATTATAGCAAAGGATTAAATTACAAAGGCGAGTATTACGGTTACACTGATTCAGATTTAAGTTTAAAAGAAGTGATTAAGGACAATGATAATACCGGATTAAAAGGCATTATTATAGCCAAACGAATTATGAATTTTAAAAAAATATATTTGATTGGATTTGATTTTAAAACCGAAATGGTCAATGGCAAAAAACAAAGCCATTTTTATGGCGACCATGTTGGACACGGTAAAAAATATTATGAGCAGAATCATTTAGATTCTCATTATGATAGACTCTCTGGAATGATAGGAGAGTTTGATAGGATTAAAGATACAAGCAATATTTTTAATTGCAATAAAAATTCGGCGTTGACCATATTTGAATATGCGATGCCGTACTAACGGAGGAAAATTATGCCAGCAATTAGCGAAAGGAATATAAGTCGATACTTATTTAACCCTTTTTCAGTTAGAGTAGCAAGTGTAGGAGAGGGCATTCCAGCTAATCCTTCATTCCATACTCTACCAGCAATGACATTTTCTTTTAATAAAGAATTTGTTGCTGCTGAAAGTTACAATGAGTGTAGTGGAATTTTATATACTGTACGGCAAGATCAGCAAAGATTTGATTTTCGGGCTGCTTTCAGTATCCAAGAAACTACTATTCCCATTTTACAATTAACCCATGGTGGTTCAATTAGTTCAGATGGTAATACCCTTACCTTTGATGGGACAGTTCAGGAATATGCTTTTTGGTTTGACTCCTGTTATAATGATGACGCTAAAATTATCAGGATAACAGCACCTAAAGCAAAAAATATTGATTCTTCTGAAATGGCTCCTGGTGAAGGACATGTAGTGCAGCCAAACAATATTCAGGCACTTCCTGATATTGATGTACCAGCGACATTGCCTAGCATTTATATTGAGCCTTAAGTTATGCCAACAAAAAAGTATGATAGTTTAGATAAAGCATATCAGGCATTAACTGATCTAGAGATAGCAAATGATGAGAAAGATATGCCCTGTGCAATAATAAAAATACCGGGCATATCTTCCATCAAAATAACAATGGTTAGTGAGTATGATTATTATTATATACTTTGTCCTATGAGGGATAAATTTATTAACTATTATGCCAATAGGTTCGTTAATGAAAAGCAGGAAATTGATCAAAAAAAAATCATAGAAAAATTAAATAATTTTATGAATGATATCTTAAGCGTCAAAGAACCTGAAGATGTTAAGAAAAAAAGTAAAACTTTATCATATTTATTTGAAGATATTTCTGTTAGATATGAGTTTTATTATAATTTAAAAAAATTAAGATTAATATCAAGATGGATTTCTTGGAGAAAATATCAAAAACTTATGAGACCAATTGATACATTGACAATTTTTTGCTATTTGTGGCTGTTCAATTTTGACGGCCTTAAAAAAAAAACTTTAGATTTATTCAAGATTATGAATATAACTTTAGCGGGTACGAACCCGGGATCTCTGAGCGTATTGAGCAACTCTTTCAACTGGGATACTTACAAAAAAAAGTTGGCGGAGGGTTCAGCACGAGTTACAAAAAAAATGCAAGAACTAGCATTGCAAGGCAACTCAAACAACTAAAACATCTAAGATGTAGTTTGGATATTATAAGAAGATATGAACACCAAAAAGCTCAAGATTATAATTCTAAAATGCTTGCTGACTTTAAAAAAAGCAGCAAAAATCTTGCTGGAGTAATTTCAAATGCCAGATCTAAAACAACAACTAGTTCTTGAAATTGAAGTAGATGAAACTGGTGCGGTAAAGTCAGTTAAGAAACTCGAAAAGGGTATAGATAATACCAAGAAGAAAAGTAAAGAAGCTGCAAAGGCACAAACCAGTTTATTTAAAAGTTTAAAAGTTGGATATGCTGCAGTTGCAGCTGTAATAACTGGAGTAGTAGTTCAAGGTTTCGTTAAATTAATCAAAAAAGCATCTGATGCCCAAGAAACTATATCTAAATTTAATACTGTTTTCGCAGGTGTAAGTAAAGAAGCAAATAAAACTGCAAAAGAACTCGCTGATAGCTTTGGTTTAAGTGTAGTAAAAGCAAAAGAATTACTTGGAGCTACAGGTGATTTATTAACTGGATTTGGGTTTACGGATAAGGCAGCTCTTGATGTTTCAAAAAGAGTAAATCAATTAAGTGTTGATTTAGCATCATTTACTAATGCCCAAGGTGGTGCAGAGGCAGTAAGTGCAGCATTAACAAAGGCATTATTAGGTGAAAGAGAAAGTCTTAAAACTTATGGTATTGCTATACGAGAAGCAGATATTCAAACAGAATTATTTTTACGAGGTCAGCAAAATTTAACTGGTGAAGCATTAAATCAAGCCAAAGCATATATCACTCTTGATTTAGCATTGAAACAAAGTGGTAAAGCAGTCGGAGATTTTGCCAGAACTCAACAAAATTTAGCTAACCAACTTAGAATTTTTCAGGCCAGAATAGACGATTTATTAGTATCATTAGGCACTATTTTTATTCCTATTGCTACAAAAGTTGTCATTAAATTAAATGAATTTCTAAAACCACTAAAAGAAATTGCAGATGATTTTAGAGAAATCGATAGAGCTAGTAAAGGTTGGAAGGCATTTAAAATAACAATTGAAGTTATAGTTGGAATATTAAAATTAGGTGTAACAGCTTTAAAGCAATTCATTAGACCTTTTACATTAATTCCAGATGTTATTAAGTTTTGGAAAAATTTAGGCGATACTATTGTAGATACTATTAAAAGTGTTTCTACATTAGGTGATGTTTTAAATTTAGTTTTCCAGAGAAGATTTAAAGAAGCAAAAAATGTAGCGGTTGATGGGTTAAAAAAACTTGGTGGTGCTTTTAAAGATAATGCAAAAGATTTAGGTAATATATATAAAACGGCGTTAGCTGGTGGTATTGTAGATGCTTTTAATATAGTTAAAAAAACTACAAAAAATATACAAGGAATAGCAAAAGGTGCAGCTGAAGAAGCAGTAAATACTGAAAATGAAAAAAATGCTGCCATACTCGATTCTAGGAAAAATTTACAAGAAGAAACTGTCAAATTAAGACAATTAACTGTTGATCAAATTAAAGAAATTGAGGCATTAACAAAAGCAGATCAGTTTATGACTGATGAAGAAAAACTGCAAAATAGAATTGAAAAATTAAATCAATACTTAGAACAGTATAAATTAACAGATGAACAAATAAAGGCTATTGATTTTGCCAGAACAGAGTTTCAAAAACAACTTGAAGAAGTATTACTTAAAAAAAGATTAGATGCTTTAAAGCAGACACTTGAAGGGTTTTCTTTTTATTCTAATTTTATTGGCAATACAGCATCTGCCTTAACTAGTTTACAATCAAGTTTAGTCGATCGTAATGTTAAAGATGAGAAACAAGCAGCAAAAAAGAAAGCTAAATTTCAAAGAGCAACCGCAGTAGCTGATAAAATAGCTGGTGTAATTGATGTAGGTATAAATACTGCTAAGGCTATTATGAAAGGTTTTGCAATATTTGGACCTCCTCCATCTCCTGCCGGAATAGCAGCTTCAATTGCTGCAGGAATACAAGGCGGAATACAGGCAGCAGCCATTGCAGCCAAACCATTGCCAGCAATACCTTCTTTTGCAACTGGCGGGAATACAGGGATTACTCCCGGGGTTACAAATTCAAACGATGGTTTAAATGCTCGCTTAAGTAATAATGAGAATGTATTTAATGCTGGACAAAGTAGGAATTTATTTAATGCTTTAGAAACTGCGGGATTATTAGGTGGTAATGCCTCAAGCATTGCTAATACAAATATCAATAATAATCAAAATATGTCAAGACAAGTCAACATTGATAATGTTAATGTTCAAGGAGATGGCGACTTTAATAGTATGGTTGACAAGAGGTTAGCAGTTGGAGGAGATTTTCAATAATGGCACAATTTACAATTAATTCAACCGCTGGCAATAGTGTAACATTTGATAGTTCTGAGGCTACAGACACAGGTCAAACTCAACCTTTTTACTCAATACTTAGAGGAGTCGAAGAGAGTGCCGGAGGCAGAATTAAGCAACAGATTAGACCGGGCAAAAGATTTAATAAAACTTATCAAATGAATCTTACACAAAGTAAGTATATTAGTTTTCATAATTTATATACTGATCAATCAAATGATTATTATATTACTTATGCAACCGCCCCTTCTTTATTGTCAAATGATTCTAGTGTGAGTCAAAGTAATAATTTTAAAATTAGTCTTCACGCTAAAAATGTAAGTCAAACAAAAGGACAACCAATTATTTATGAATTTTTATTAACTATACAAAGTGTGAATTTATTATAATGGCAAAGTCAGCATCTACAGCAAGAAGAACATCCCTAATTAAACTAGGTTTAAAAGCTAGTCAAGGCCATAGTTTTACCAGAGTGACGTATATTGACGATAATAGCGTAGAACAAAATTTTAATGATGCAAAATACCCTATAACTATAACAAAGCGTGGGAAACCGCCTATATATGCAAATACTAATTATAATCCTGCTGCTGCTGATGCCCAATTTAGTGTTATTAATAAAAATGGAGTTTATAGTCCTAAAAATACTGCTTCAGGACTGTCTGGCATATTTGTACGTGATCGAGTATTTAAATTTTATGATGGAAAGAGATTAGAGGAATTATCAAGTACGGTTCAGACGGTTAATTTTGATATGACTTCTGCTCATACTTTTTATACTACAGAAAGTGGAGGGTCTATTATACTTGATGAAAGTAATTCTGATGGCAATAGTGATGATTATTTTCAAGATTTATTTGCTTTATATTATGATGCTAGTACCTATGATAGCGGCACATATACACCAGCTGGTTATTTTGTCGCTACTATTGATCGAAGTTTTTCTCATATAGAAAGATGGAATAGTTTTACTGTTAATTGTGCATCCATAGGCCATGCGGTTTATTATCGCACAGGTATTGAGCAGGAAGAAATGGAGTTTAGTAAAACCTCAGCATCTTGGACATTGGCCGGATATACAACAGGTGGGAGCGATACATTTACAATTAATGTAGAGCGTTCAGCAGTTATACAAATTGCTGTAATTTATGACGGTATAACTTGGGCAGAAGATGTGACTACAACTGCAAGTTTAAGTTTACAATCGTATGTAGAATGGATTTTATTAGGCAGTTTTTTTCTTGACGATCCGGATTTTAGAGATCGCCCGGGAGCTAAAATTAGTGTAACAAATGTCACTGGCAGGAATGCTTGGAAAAGAGCATTAGAAACAAAAATAAATCTACAAAGCGTAAACGGTTCTTATTTGGATGATGTTATAAAAGAAGTATGCGATCAAGCAAATATTAGTTACACTGCATCTTCAATAGCTGACTTATCAAGTTTCGGAGCCAGAAATTTAACTGATGGATATGGTGACCAAGTTGATGTATCAGAAATCTTTGAAGATATAAACGATATAATTGGCGCAACTTACCGTATGTATATTAGTGATGAGAATGTATTATTTGTAACTTTAAGAGGGACATCTTACTTAACCGATACAGTTCTTAATTTTAAGAATTATTTAACAGCTGATCAAGGCAATCAAAGTGACAAGCAGATACAAAGAATAACTTTTTTTAGTTCTAAACAGGTTTTAGATGAAACAATTATTTTAGGAAGTAATACTTTTTATACCGCAGGAGATCACGAAATATCTTGGGCAAATGATGCTATAGCAAAATACTGGGAAACTCCAACGGACTCGGTTGGTGGAGGTGGACTCACTATAACTAATGTCGAGTTTGATGACAGCAATAAGAAGGCTATTTTTACTTTAACCGGAACAGGAAGTTTAACCATAACAGTAAAAGGTAATGAGTTCTCAAGCACTGTTCCTGATTATTATGGTGAGGCTGTTAATGTTACAAATATGGAAAATAATAATGGCCGGAGATTTCAGGTAGAAAATAAATTATTAAAATCAATGACAGAGGCAAAGGCAGCGTCTGAAGCAAAACGAGATGAATTCGGAACTCCGGATTTTAATGTCAAAGTATTAACTTCTTATTTACATCCATTGGAAGAAATAAACGATCAATCATTGTGGGTATCAGAAGATTTATTTGATGATTCTATTTTCCAGATTATTAGCATTGAGCATATTATACAGAGTGAAGTAAGTAAAAAAACTCAATTTGAGTTACTTGATACAGGTAGAAAATTTACCGATCAAGGTGCTATAGTTTGGAACAGAGATTATTTTGGAACAGCTCCTGCTTGGCAATTTGATACTGGTATTTTTTATGATTCTAAATACCGGATCGGAGTAACTCGGGCTGAAATTTTAGCTCAAACAACTTATAAAAGAAACGTAGATTTTAATTAGGAGATGATATGGCGAGCAAATTAACCAGTGCAGATATAATACCTATTGGTATCCAAGAAGATGCAGACTCGATTCCATTAGATGATAATTATACAAATTTAACTAATAAAATTAATGAAGTTATAGATGATTTAGCTGCCGTAAGTATCGGGACAACTAATGCGGAAACAACTGCAGCAAGGCCATACCATATAAGTTTAAAAGAACGACTAGATAGTATTGGTTCAGGTCAAGAAACATTATTCCCGGGAAGAAAAAATTATTTAAAATATGGTGGTGTTGTATCTAAAAATTCTGCTAATCTAATTGAAGTTACAGCGGGGGAAGCAAAAGTAAATGGTATAGATATAAAATGGAGTGCTGCTACTTCTGGAGTTATTTCTGCTGCTGCTGCGAATAAACATAGAGTGGATGTAATTGCAGCTCAAAGTGATAGTACTATAATAATTGTTACTGGTTCTGAGACTGATGATACTACTACTGATCCGATTTTTCCAAGTATAGCGACAACTCGAATGTCTCTTGGATGTATTTATGTAGATGATACAGGAATTGTAGGAGATGCTTATACCCTTAAAGAAGATAATTATTTACCTAATTATTATATTAAACAAGCAACTACATTAAATCAAGGTAAATATAATTTTAATAATTTAATTATTGATAACACATTAACTATTGATTGTACAAGCTCTAGTGGTTTTTATGTTATTAATAGAGGATACATAATAATAAAATGTATAGGAAATTTTTATGTCGCAAATTCAGGGGCTTTATCAATACCAGACTCATTAAGTATCACTAATAGTAATGCAAATAATGGCAGTAATGGAGTTAATCAGAATGGTGGCGCTGGAGGGGTTGCAGGATTAGTGACAACAGATCATATGAGTTATTCTGTTGGTTATGGTGGTGTTGGTGCAACTGCCGGTGTAGGTGCTGGTCAGGAAAATTCAGGTGGCGGTGGCGGTGGCGGTGCTTCAATGTTTGCTGCTGGTGGTGATGGTGGAGATGGTTTGATTGCTGGAGCTGGTGCTGACAATGATGGAGCTGGAGGGGCACAAAATGTGACTAATAATCCAGCTATATTTATTTTAGCTTATAATATGACTTTCCAAGCAGATTTTAAAAATAATGGGGGAGTTGGTGGTGATGGTGCAGATGGTACTGTTGTTGATTTACGCCGTGGTGGTGGCGGAGCTGGTGGTAATGCTGGTGGTATTATGATGTTAATTTCTAATAATGATATAACAATTGACTCTGGTGTAACTGTCTCATGTGATGGGGGAGTTGGCGGAGCTGGTGGAGATGCATCTGGAGGATCTACGGCTAACAAATCAGGTGGCGGTGGTGGCGGTGGCGCAGGTGGTTTATTATTGATTAGATCATTATCATATACAAATAATGGCACTGCCCAAGCTGCTGGTGGGGCTGGTGGTTCTGCTGGTTCTTCATCTGGCCCCGGCAGTGGTGATGGTGCTAATGGCGATGCTGGCAGTGCTGGAATCGTTGATCAAGCATTATATAATAATCTGGCTACTTCATTAATAGATAATATTATACCATTAAATATATTAGGATTAGATTTTTAATTCTAGGAGAAAACAATTATGGCAAAAAAATCAATTGCACAACTTAAGGTAGAAGGATATGATGTTAGATTTAATGCTAACAATTATCATCCTGCAGAAGCTTCATTAAATGATGGAAATAGTATTTCAATTGATCTTAGTTCACTTGATACTATTACTTCAGTAGAAATTACAAATGATACGACAGGTAGAGATTTATTAGTATCAATTAATGGCGGAGCTAATTTCAGCGTGATAGGGGATAGCGAAAAAGTAATTGATAAAATTGAGATTGAAAGTATTACATTAACTAATAGTTCAGGTGGAGCTATTAACTATAAAATACTTGCTTGGGGGTTTTAAATGGCATCAAGAACAAAAAGACTAGTTAAATCTGTAAAAGAAAAAAAATCTGGTTGTCAATGTGAAGAAAATATTCAAGAAATAATTCACAAAATCGATCAGGTAAGAAGCACTCAAGATATTTTACTTGAGGGACATGCGGTTTTAGGCACAAGGATAAATAACATTTCTTTGCCTATGATAATTAAAAATGATTTTATGAGGACATTAAAATGGCTGAAGAAGTTGGTCAAGAAATAAAAGACGTCTTAATAAATGGTCAGGACGAGAACGGTGAGAATCGCACAGTATTATTAACTACTGGAGGTAATGAATTAAATTATATTCCTGAAAGAGTTATGATTGCCGGGAAAGATACAGAGACAGGGAATTTGTATATTATAAAATGTAATACTGATGGGAAAATAATTTATTAAAAGGAGAATAAAATGGCAGAACCTTTAGATTTTATACCAAAAATATTTTTAGCACATGGTCGAACTGCATCAGGTGCGATCATACCATTAGAAGTTGATTCTACTGGAAAACTGCAGACAACTAATAATGGAGAAACTCAAAATGTTCAGATTTATTATGTAGGCAAACATGGCAATGATACTAATTCAGGAAAAACTATTAATACTGCTTTCTTGACTTTTGGAAAAGCTATAACGGCAGCCAGTGGAGACACGCCTTCTGCTACTAATGGGATTTCCATTGTATGTTTTGATGGTGGGCAATACACAGAGAACATTGCTGTTCCTTCATTTGTGAGCGTAGTTGCTTCAAATGCTACTTTAGTTGGAAATCATACTATAGCAGATGATTCTAATATTACAGCTAGGGTATTTTTAGCTAATTCAGGAACTGCAATTACTAAAAGTACCGGAAGCAAATCAGCATCAATTGTATTCTCTGTATTAACTGTAACTGGTTCAGCAATAGGGATTGTATGTACAAGTGGAACAATTGAAGCAAATGGTCAAGCATTATCATTAGATAATGGATTTGGTATTGGTTCGACTAGTACTCAAAATGTTTATTTAAAATGTAATTATATTTATATTTCAGGAACAGGAACAGCTATTGGTGCTGGTGCTAATAGCAATATTATAGTTTTTGCAAATGAAGTTTCTGATGCAGGGTCAGGAACAGGATTGCTCACAATTGGCTCTAATGCAATGATTGAAGCGGTTATTGGCAATCTTAATTGTAGTGCCGCCCTTAATTGTGGCACAGGAACTATAATGAATGTAGTTACTACTGCGATAAGTGGAACTAAAACAGTTAATGGCACGGCTAATCTACATGAAGCACTTGAAAATATAAAAAGAAGTGAGCCGGGAGGGATTGAAGATCGATCTCTTTCTACATTAACTTTTACAGATGGAACTAGAACATTATCAATTCAGCCTACAGGAGCTAATTTTGCTTTTTGGGTGAAAAGCATTAGACACGTAACAACTGGTGATACTTTTCAAATAGCACCAACAGAAGGACTTCATTATGTTTATTATGACGATGATGGCGCTTTAACTGAAGCAGTCAATCCTTCTAATGCAGACATATCTGCTGTTATAAGAACTAAATGCATTGTGAGCGTTATATATTGGGATAATACTAATTCTAAAGGAATTTATATCGGGGAAGAAAGACACGGCATTACAATGGATGGTGTCACTCATGCCTATGAACATTTCCACGAAGGTCTTAGATATACAACCGGACTTGCTCTTAATACCTTTGATGCTGATAATGGAACGCCGGATAATGCTTCTGCTCAATTTGGTTCTGATTTAGGCAGTGTATCAGATGAAGATTTGTTTATAAGTATTTCAGCAGTAACAAGTACAACGGGTTTTCCAGTTTTTTATCGTGACGGCACAAGTAATTGGAGAAAGATTGTAAAGGCTGGTTATTCTGTTCTTACTGATAATGACACAGGAGTTGGTTCAACTGGAAGATTAGTTTACAATCTTGACACTGCGGGCACTTGGAGTACTGCTGTAGTTAGCAATAATGATTTCGTATTATGTCATATTTTTATGACAACAGAAAAAGATACTCCTATTATTGCTATAATGGGTCAGGCTATTTATGCTAACATTGTAGCTGCAAGGACAGGGGCAAATACTGAAATTAATAATTTACTTACTGCCGGATTACCAACACCAGAAATCAGACCTTTAGGAACTGTCCTATTTCAAACTAGCGATAGTTATACAGGAAGTGCAGTACGAGCAAGAGTAAGAACTAATTCTGATGGCAATGACTATGTAGACTGGAGAACCTCTGAATTAATACCCGGAGCAGGAACAGCAGCACATGGTTCATTGTCTGGATTAAGTAATGATGATCATACTCAATATGGATTACTAGCTGGACGTTCAGGAGGACAAACTTTAAAAGGCGGTACTGATTCTGGAGATGATTTAACTTTGGAATCAACTTCTAATGCAACTAAAGGTGATGTTATTTCAAGCGACAGTTTTATCTGTAATAAATTTATGGGATGTGATGCTGAGTATGATAATAGCAATTCTGGTTCTTCTAAAACAATAGATTGGAATAATGGTAATTATCAAAAAGTCACAATGACTGATGATTGTACTTTCACTTTTACTGCTCCTACAGGTAAAGTTGGGACTATGCGTCTAAAATTAATTCAAGATGGCACT